CCTGGCTCGTCAGGGTCGATCTCTGGGACAGGCACGACAACCGTAGTCGAGATCCACTTTGATTTTTTGCTGACTGGCGCCGCTCCCACAGCTCGGATTTGAAAAGTAATGCTTGCGCCTTGGGGCTGGCCGTCGATCTCAAAGCTGGTATTTGTAGTTTCAAAATTGTTGTAATTTCCTTCCCCAATTTTGTAGCGTATTTCAAATGCAAAAGTAGCCCCATTTAATGCACGGGACCAAGTCGCTGTCATTCTGTTAATGACAGATTGCCCAGATTTAATCTCACTAGCCGTCAAGACTAGGTTTCTAGGTGGTTCAGGCGTGTCATTGAATGTCGTGACATCTTCAAACACCAAGTCAGTGCCCGTATCAGCGGTGTCGTAGATGCTGTCGTTGTGCTGAATGCCAGTGACTGAATACGTGCCATCACCGTTGTCGGTGACTGACAGGCATCTAAATTTTTGATTTTCAACGCTTGTCGTCGAAATCGCCCAAAGCGATTGAGCAAGCGGTGCAGAACTGAACGCACTCACATTGATCACAGCGCTTGAAACGCTGCTAATACTTCTGGCCTCAACCGTTCCATCAGCCAGAGTGCAAGTCAACGTAGGGCTTGAACCTGCGGGCAACGCAATAGTTTGATCTGCTGTGATTGCGCTTGTGGTGGCACTGCTTACCCTGCCCGCCAGACGCACGCCTTGGCGCATCTCATCAGAAACCGCAAAAACTTGACCTGGCAAAACGACAGCGCCTTGAAGCCCGGTTGAAAAGCTGATGATTTCACCGTCAAGTTCTTCAGACGCCATAAGCCATCGGCCCATCCTCTGCGCTTGGAACTTTGAGGTTGCACCAAACGCGATAATTTCTTTAACCTGATAACCGTATTTTGTGATTAAATCGTTGTCTTCAACGACTACAAAGTTTGACTTATAAAAATTTTGAGGATCGTTATACCTAACGCGAATACTGGTGCTGCGTGTTTTTAGTGACGTGCCTTCATAGTTAAACGCTCCACCGATGACGTTGCTGTTGGTGTAGAGATGAACAGGGCTAATATCTGACCCGTCAAGGTTGCCATGATCTGCCGTCGCTTGGATCGTGTTGGCACGCCAGAAAAGCATCCCACGGAAAACACTCGCCAAGTCTTGAAGGACGTTAAAAGCCTCTGCTTGATTGCCGATTATGGTGTTGCACGCAAACCTAGGTTCTGTTGAACCATCAGGGTTTCTAACGGTTTGATTTGCATACTGGGCTAGCGGATAAAGATCCGCCCAACTGATGTTTGACGCTTCAACAAAATCCCCAGCACCATAACGAGTGTTGGTAAGCATGTCGTGCCAACAGCACACTGGGCATGTAGTCCATGCCTGCCTCAGGCTGCCATTAAAAGTGCCCCTAAAACTCAAGCTCCCGTCTTTATTGACGACGGCATTATGAGGAATGCTTACGATCCTTCCTCTTAGCTTGTAGGCCCTAGTTGGAACACTGTTGAATTGCCTTGTGGATAGCGACAGCCCGGCCAGCGCAGAGAAAGGATAAGTGTTTTGTGCAGATACGCCCTCAATCAATGAGGTCCAAAACAATCGGTTTGCTCGTGAACCTTCTAGTGACGTGTTTGTGGCTAGGTCCTGAAAATTTCTAAATTTTACCTCAAAATGATCTTCGCCTAGGTTTATTTTTCGCAGACGGATGTTCCATGGCCCGGTGCCGTTAAGGTTTAGGCGTGGCGTCTTAAATTGATAATCGCTTGTTGATACGCCTGTTATGGTTTTGTCGTACGCTGTGACGAATGATCTGCCCTGCGCTTGTATGTCAACAATAAATCTGACTTTGCCCCAAAAAAGTTGACCAGAAGCTAACCCCTCTTTGGCTGTTGAAAACAAGGCGGGGATTGAAAGCAGAAGCTCAACAAATTCAGATTTTGTGTCTGTTACCTGTCGAATAACTTGGCCTGGCCCATAATCACGCGCCAAGACTTGGTTGTTTGCATCTAATGTTTCAGAGTAATTTCTGCCAATTTCGACGCCCACTTCAGTGATCGTAGAGGTGCCGCTTGACGCTTGGGGCAGTCGGCTTTGCGTGCTGCCGCCAGTCCTAAAATCATAATTGACGTCACTATTTGAAAAATTGCTGATCGGGGTTTCTTCTGTAAAAACGCCGTTTTTTCCGGCGACAAGCCCTTGAATCGGCCCCTCGCAAAGGAGGTCGATAATCTTGATTACAGAGGTGGAATTAAGAGCCATGAGTCATCCGTACCTTTCTTTTTGTTCGTAGCCATAACTTTGCCAGAACAAGGTTTGCCCGGACGATGCTCTTGCCTCAATAATTTCTACCTCCGGATAAACCTTGTTAAGGTTACTTTGATCTCCATGCGACATTCTGTGCATCCACTTGTATGCTTGGCCAGCTAACAACAAACCTTGAACTGTTGCCTGAGATGAGCCGATCACTTGATCCGCCCCGCTTTCAAAATTGCCAAAAATAGTCAAACGATAAGTAAAAAATGCGTCAACTAATGTGCTGCCAGCACCGCTTACTGGCTCATTCAATCCGTTTACCAAGCTAAAGACAAAGTCAAAGCTGTCGCGCCCGCCTGATCTTTCATCGACTTGACTGCTTTTGGCACTTGAAGTGGCTCCTGATCTCAAGTTTATGTGCGCCCTTTTTTGCTTTACTCTGCTTACATTTGCATTGAAATTGTTATTGGTGCGGCGAACTTCAACGCCCGAAGCACTTTGAAAATTGCCAAAATGTAATTCTTCCCCGCCGACCAGTATGGTTTGCGGACCTGGAGCCTTAATCGCGGTCTTCAAAGGGTCTGAGTCGTCTGCTACTTCTACGGTCGCAGAAAGCAGATGGCTGCCTGATAAGACTTCCCCGTAAGCAACCGGGATGACCGCGCCAACACCCACAGTGTTAGCCGCTCCGGTGTACGCATAAGACTGCCGCCCATCAGTGCCTCTGGTGACTGATTGCGGCCCATCGGTGCTAGTGGACTCCGCTGACAAAAACCTGTTTCTGGCAAACATGCCGCCTAGGTCTGGAATTACTGGCTGCGGCGCAATGATTTCGCTCACGCCCCCAAGGATCAAAGAAGCGCCGATTGCGCCTACAGCAGTAGCAATCCCAGTGCCAGCTGCTAACAGCGGAGCAGAAAGACCAATAGCGGAAAAACCAATCGGACCAAGAAATATGGCAGCAGCAACCAAACCAACACCTGCCAAAATTTTGCCTAAACCTCCGCCTCCACCACTACCCGCGACGACCGGCGTCACGATCAAGTCATGGCTGCCAAGCGGCAACTTCAAGTCTGGATAATCAAGATCCGTTCCAGCTTGAATAACCCGATAGCCAATGCCGTGCTCATGAGCTTCGCAAAGCTCTTGCATAAATTCAGGCTTATTGATGCAAAGCAGCTTGATCGCTTCTGCTGGTGATTTCAGGTTGAAATACTCGTGTTCAGCTCCGTAACGCTCGCCTAAATCACCTAGCAGCCGGACGGTCTGCTGCATACCTGAAGACCGCCGAAACTCTAGAGACATAGTATCGCCCTAAAGGCTCTACCGCACTCAAAGAGTTTTGACGCTGATGCAAAATGCGCTCGTCAGGCAAGAGGACTGCCGCGTGCATCGGCTCCTTAGTCTCGCAACGCATAATCAGAACATCCCCTGGCTGCCGTTGCTCATAGCCCACAGCTTGAAAGCCAATCCGTTCGGCTTGCTGCAGAAAGATGCTGTCAGACGTGTCCAAGTCATCTGGCCGTGCAAAGTCAGGCAGAACGATTCCCTGCAACGCAAAGTAGTCACGCACCAACGTGAAGCAGTCAAAGACGCCGTAATCCCACTGGCGCCCTAGAAGGGATTGATAGTTGACCATTCTTGTTCCGGCATTGACCAAATGTGCCACGGGACCCGCGTCCCAGCACATGCCAGCTTGTCAGTTTCACTGGCAAAGCCGCCCATCGGGTGCGAATGGACCACGGCCTCAACTTTGCCGCATAAAGCAGCCATCGCATAGTCACGCGGGTTAATCACAAAATCCTGCTCAGGATCTTCTGCAATGTTGCGGCAACGCCAATAACGACCATCTACAACAACGCCGCAGGCTTCATAAGGCGCTTGCTCTGCTGCGTGGCGTTCAGCATCAGGCCGAAAGTCTCGCACCTGGGAATCCTTCCTGCTCAAGAACCTGCCTGCGAGGAAGCCGCAAGTTAGTAAGATCTAGTTTGCTCGTAAGTTCAAACTCAACAAAT